TGCGTCTGCCGACGCCTCGAACGTGCGCCGGGTGTGGCTGTCTATGATAGCCTGCGCCCGTGCGATTAGCTCGGTGAGCAGGGTATCGTCACTCGTGCCGGTGATGCCTAGATATCGTTTCAGTGTGGTTGTGTCGGTGTAGGCCATTACAGATTGTCCTCTGCCCATTCCACGATAGCCGCCGCCCTTGCCTTGCCGATGCCGGGGACGTCGGTCAGGTCGCCGCCCGTCATGGTCACAAATGCCAGGAGCGCCGACGGGGAGGTCAAGCCCATGTAGTTGAGCGCCCGTCTGATTTCGGTGGAGACGCCCTTGACTTGGGTCCAGTCGTACCAGGGTTCAGGTTCGGGTTCCGGCAAGGCGTCAAGGGCTTCAGCCAAAAATGGCGGATTGTCCACGGGGCCGGATTCACTTTCGTGATACTCCGCCCGCCCGCCTGCGACAAGGGCCTCCGCTACCGCAAAAGGGAACGGGGCAACCATGCCCGCCGTGAAGTACTGCTCATTCGTCAACTGGCCTCGATAATCCACCAGGAATGTCACTGTTTGCATGGTTGCCCCCTCGCCTACAGAACTTGATACCCGTATACCTGGATGTCCAACTGCCCCGCCGAGATGGAGGTGAAGTCAGCGCCCCCGGTCACGGTCAACACCGGCTTGAACGCAGTTGCCACGACGACTGTACCCGAAGGTACACCCAAGTCAACGCCGCCGATGGTCGCCACTACGGAAGGCGTCCCGGTGTTGAGTCGGTCCACGTCGCTCCCGTCGCCCACGGTGATTACGGCAGTCGTGTCGCCGGTGAAGCCGGTCACGTTGGCAACGGTTGCCCGAACGATATTGAAGCCAACAGGCAGGGTGAACTTGCACGTGTAGTTGCCTACCGCCGTGGTAAGGTCCGTAAAGTCCGAGTACAGGATGCCGGTTTCCTCGTACTTTTCCAACGCTACAACCTTGGGCGGAATCTTGTTTACACTCATGTCATACTCTCCTTACCGGGGGATGGTTGCCCACCCCCCGACATAGATGTTAGGAATTGACAGTAGCCGAGAACGGGGTGACTTCTGCGCCGCCGCCGCTCTGCGTAAAGGCTTGGCAGGACCAGAACCCGGCCTTGTAGTCGGTGCATGTAATATGCCCGCCCACAATGCCGCCTGTGCCTGCCGCCCCTGCGAACGTCATCGTGTCGTCGCCCGCATCAGCCCGCCACACTTTCAGCGTACCGTCTGCGTCGGTGTCCTGCTGGATGTTCAGCGAGCCGTCCATCACGTCGGTGGCGTTGGCAACCTTGATGATATTGGCGTTGCTGGTCGCCGTGACGCCGATCACGAACGTGTACACGTGTCCGGTCCCGGTCGCAGCCGGAAGGGTGACGATGGTCCCGGTCGTCTTGCCGAACTGGATCACCTTCCCAGCATGAGTCGCAGCGGTGACGGCGAGGGTATCGCCGTTGGCCGCTACAGCCGCTTAGGCGGAGATGTCCGCTACTGTGTTGATTTCCGCAGCCGTGGCCGTGACGGTAGCCATGACATTAAGCTGGGCAGCCGTAGCGGTCAGGTCGCTGATGTCAGAGACCAGAGCCGAGCCGCTTTTGAGATTGAGTAGTCCACTCATGTCTTATACTCCCTTCGCTTACACAAAGCACTTACTTAGTGTATAATCTTAGTGTATACTGCCAACCCAACACGAAAGGATTATGCACATGTCAGATGCCGAACGAATGATCAAGTGTGAGCTTTGCGGGAAAGTTTTTAGCACACAGATAGCGTACAAACACCTGAAGGCCGCTCACGACATGACCACAAAGCAATACAAGGATCTTGGATATCCAACTCTTAGCCCGTGGCGACTTGAACAGTTGCAAAGTTCCCCCGTTGCCAAAGGCGACGTAAAGAGATTGTACGGGGAAGATCATTGGAACTGGAAGGGTGGCCATGTTGCCGGTTCTGGATACCGCATCATAAGCAAGATGGGAAAGAAACTCATTTATGAGCATCGGTCGATTGCCGAAGAGATGTTGGGCAGACCCCTGAAAAGCGATGAAGTAGTTCATCACATTGACGGAAACCGATCCAACAACTCCCCGGACAATCTTCAGGTAATGAACCGCCACGATCATGATCAGCTTAAAGATGGAATACGTGCCCATTTTCATACGAACGATGACTGCATTGAAGCCGCCAAGGCCCTGCATGAAATGGGGTGGTCCAAATCTAAGATTCTGAGAGCATTGCGTATTCATCACAGTACCCTAAAAAGTTGGCTTGCCAAGTAGCCGCAACTTAACAATTATGTCAAATTGTTAAGTTATAAGAAATCGCCGAAGCCTCGGTGTCACGGTAGATCATGCCGAATCGCAGCAAGGCCACGATCTCAGTAGCGTCAGCCGCGGGGATGCGGGTCGTCTCGGTCGTCATCTGCCGACGATAGCCGGGCCGCCACTGGTCAAAGCGCACCGAAAGCAGAGCGCCCAAGGTGTTGTTGCTGGCCGTGTCCAGATCCAGCTTACCGGCGCTGTTGGCCTTCAGCCCGTAGGTGGCGTCGGCGTTGGGGAAGTGCATGAATGCGCTGGGCAGGTAGTCATAGCCCCACATTCGTACCAGTCGCCCGGTCTCCACCGTGGCGGCGCTGTTCACGTCACGGGTCTTGACGCTGGTCAGGTCAAGCGTTTTCCAGTAGGTGTGCAGGTCGCTGATGAACGCAACCCGATCACTTCCCAAGGCGTTCTTTCCGGCCAAGCCCATCAGCTTGATCGTCTCGATAAAGTCGGCCTCGGTGATGGCCCCACCGTCTCGGCTGTTGGCCGTGTTGGTGACCAGAGCCAGCTTGCGGTAGCCGTTGACGCCAAGCCAGTACTCAGTACCCGCAGGGGTCCCCCCGATATCGTTGATGTTGGTGGTCGCACCGGTGGCCGTGTCGCCGTTGATGATCAACGATTCCAGCATTTCAGCGCCGGACTCGGTGAGTTGGCGTCGCAGTTCGGAAGCGTAGTTGACCACGCTATCCTCGGACAGTTCGCCGGTCCACAGCATCCGAGCGCCGATTTTCGCCATCGTGCGGGACTGTTGGGCGGTCCCCAGCTTGCTGGCGGTCACGGTGTTGGTCGGCACGCCTCCGGGATTGGCAGACAAGGCCGAAGCCTGGGCCACCAGATACCACGTGGGATCAGCACCTTCCAGGGGGAAGTACATGGTCTCAGCGCCCGCCGGTTGCGGTACGGCATAGGCCATCTGGCGGCGTAGGATCTCGGTACTCTGGCGGATGTTGCGCCACAGTTCCGTACCGTAGGCCACACCTACCCACTCATCGCCATAGTTGGCGAGGGTGGACTGTGCGATTTCGTTGGCCTTCACGCTGTCCGGGATGAACTTCCGCATCACGCCACGGGCTTCCATGTAGCCCTCGTCACCCTTGGCGTCAGAGGACTCCAAGCGCATGGCCAGGGACTTGACAGCAGCGTCACTCGTGCCGGTGCCGTTTCCCTTGCGCTGGGCCTCACGCAGCACCTGAATGCCCATCGCCAGTTCGCCGGGGGACAGGTGGTCAAACTTCCAGTGGCTGGAATCCACCACGGCGGGAGCCTGCCCGAAGTTCGGCAGTCGGTTTGTCTTCACCGCCTCAGCTTCCCATTCGGCCTTTGCCATCGTGAGCGCTTTTTCCAGTTCCTCCGCTTGCTGCTTGGCGAGTCGCTCGCCTGCGGCTTGCTCTTCGAGCTTGGCCTTGAAAGCCTTGTCGACCATTTTCTGAATCTCTTCAGGGTCCATTGTCTTTGTTCCTTTCACAGAACTAATGTTCAGTTGATTGTCGGTGTCCCCGTCCGCCCGTGCGCTTGCATCTGTGCCGGATGCCTCTGCGCCGTGGGCCTCTTGGCTGGGGAATATGTCAACGGGCAGGGGTAAGCCTGCCTCGGTGTACATCGCCTTCAGGACGGGCAAGGCCACGGCGTAGGAGTTTGCCGGTTGCCGGTTGCCGTCCGTGTCAAAGATGCTGAGTTCAGCGACGGGCCATTCGAGGATACGCCCGTCACTTGCCACCCGTCGCAGGTGGGAGATTGTCCCCGAAGATGCACGGGCCATCCCGTTCTTGGCAGCCTCCCAGACCCGCCGGGCCAGTTCGTTCGTCTTGTCCAGGACCACCCGAAACCACACGCCATCGGGCCGCTCTTCTCGGCTGGTCGCCTTGCCGATGTAGGCAGGCGTCCCCTTGGGCTTGCCGTCGCTGTCATATCCATGGTAATACACGATTGGAGGCAAGCCAAACTTGTCATCGTGGAACTGTGTGAACGTGCCGAACGACTCGCCGTGGGCGTCCTTGCCGTTGTGCGGGCCGCCGAATGGGACGCCCAGAACGTCTAGTTGCCAGTCGTCAAGTGCTTTGATTGTGTTTGTCATCTACCTACCCTCCCAATGCCCGATCCACGACTCGCTGAAAGTCCGCTTCAATCGCCGGGCGCTCTGCCTCGATGTCCTGCTCCACCGTGGGCCATCGTCCCCGGAAAATTGCCCGTTGATATTGGCGGGACTTGACCAGGGGCGCATATTTTAGATTCGTGCCAATGACGCCTTGCACCCCGTCCGTCAGCCGTTGCACCGGGCGCACCGTCCAGGAGCCTTTTAGGATGAAGCGCCGGTCGTAGGTGCTGCCGGGGGGCTTGGGCGGGTTGCTCTGTGTGTACATCTGCCGCCGCCACACTCGGTTGACTGCCCGTTCCATCGGCGGAACCAGGAGACTGGTTGCGCTTACGGCGTTGAGACGCCGGTACAGTTCGGGCAGTCCGTTGATAGTGATGTTAGGCATCTATCTTGGTTCCTCAATAACCGGGAAAATTCTGCATCTACAGTTAGGATGCGCTGGGGGCCGCTGGAACGTGGTCCGCACCCTGGCCGCTACATCGTCGGGCAGAAATCCGTTGAATGCCGTGTCAATCTGAACGACTGCCCCGTGTAGCGGGCCGCAGATCTGACATACCTTTTCGTCGTCTGCCGTGGACCATTCCCAGCGTACCGTCCCCGTGTCCAGCATGGCTTGGCGGTTGCCGTAGCTGAAGGCGTTCGTTGTCTCGGTCACGGCTATCAGATCCGCCCGCTTGCGCCCGAACAGTGGTTCTAGTTCGTCAATCAGCCTGGGCAATGGTTCCCCATTTTCGACCCACTGAGTAATCGCCTGTCGCACGCCACGCCGGGTCGTCTCGTCTATACGGGTGATGAGTTCCCCGGCGTACTGGTGGGCCCACTCCCTCGCCGCCAGATTCGTTAGCGTCCAATCTACCGCATAGCCCACGGTCTCAAACTGGCTGGCTGTGACGGTCACGCCCAATGTGGAGGAGTCAATCAACGCCGCTCGTAGTGCGTCCTGCATGGCCGTTGCGCTTCTGGTTTCCAGATAGGCATTTTCAAGGTCCGCCCCTACCCACTCCGTGATACTTTCCAGGCTTCCCCGCCGCCGCTGTAGCAACTGCCGGATGGTCTCGGCGTCTGCTTGCATCGCCGCCCGGATGCGCTGGGCGTTGCGCCGTTCCACCGCCCGCCGCATGGCTTCCTCAGCGTCAGCGTCGTCAATCAACGCCCGCTTTACCGCATCATGGGTAAGTTCCCCACTCGGTAGCGAGAAAGGGGGCATCTCGCCGTCGGCGTCCTCCGTCAAAATGTCATAGAGGATGGCCGCTTTGTCATTGTGTGATAGCACGGCGCTTTTGAATGCGTCCGGGTCCGGATTGGTGCGCTTCTTTGCCCAGCGCCGGAACCGTGCCAGATCCGCCGCCTTTGCGTCGTCGTCTTCCGGCGTGTCCTCCGTACCCTGGGTTACATCGTCCATGCCCTGGGTTGACTCGTCTGTTTGCGTGTCCGGCATCGTGGGGGCCGGCGAAAACGGAGACGCCGCCCCGATCTCCTTCAGCAGCAAGTTACCCCGATTGTCACCGATGGGGTCCAACTGATAGAACCGTTGTCGGATTTCGTCAATAGTACCAACGGCGCTAAAGGCGTTTTGTTCGGCAAGTCCCATCGCCTTGTCTGTTACTCGGATGTCCTCGAAACGTGCCCGCAAGTTCGGGCCGTAGGACGGCAGCACATCGTTCGTAAACTTCTCGGCCACGGCTGTCATGGCAGGCCACACGGCCAACTCGATAAACGTCCGCTTCCCCGCCAGGGCGTTGGCCTCGGTTGCGTTGATGGCTAACACGCTGTCCAGGCCAGGGGCAAACATGGCGAAAATCTCGGAGCGGTTCGCCTCACGTGCCTGCAAGAATTGCATGTCAGATTGTGACATGGCCGTTGACACCCACTCCACGCCGCCCTTGCCTACGTTGCGCAGCATCATCAGCCGCCGCCGTGTACCCCCGTGCTGATTGTTGATGTCACCCTTCAGCCGTTCCCAATCGCTGTCTGGGATGGGATCCGAGAATGCCAGCAGGCCCGGCACCTTTGCATTGTCCTTGTCAAAGAAATTCGTTGACCATTTTGACATAGCCATATCGCCCACGGCGACCGTGGCCAGAGCCTCAACCGGAGACAGGCCGACAAACTGGTTCAGGGGATGGAACCGCTTGAAATGTGCGATCTCATGCAGTTCAAGCGGGATTTCCTGCCCACCCTCGCCGTGGTAGATGTAGCCCCGCAGATACATGTTTTCGTCAGGGACAGGGGTGATGACGTGCGAGGGGATGACCCACATTTCGGACGGCGGCTGGTTGGCGTTCGTGCGATTCAGCCACACGTAAGCGTTGCCAGTCAGCGCACGATGGGCAAAGATGGATTCTAGAAATTCGTACCGGGATTGGAGGGGGTTGGGGCGTTGTAGAAGTTTCTCGAATGGGTGATTCGGTACGTCAGTCTCATCTTCCCCGTCAGACTCGAACACGTTGAGCGCTGCCGTGGCTGCCGTAGACGCCACCGATGCTATCGCAATCTGCACCCACGTCAGCCGCTGGTATAGTTCCGCTTGTGCCGCCGGGAGAGTCAGGGGCGGGATACTCCACTGCCCCGCCTCGGCCTCGGCCATCTGCCAGGAGACAGGCCGATCAATCGGCTGCGTTTTGGTGTATCCGAGGACTTGGGCCAACGTGTCGAATATGCTCATTATGCAAAGTCCACCAATGGTCCCACAAGTCGTAACGGTAAGTTTGACAGCAACAGAGCGTCCCCCACATCCGGCGAACGGCCCAGGCGCCGCTTAATGTCGTCCTTGCTTTCAACCTGCACAACCCCGTTGGCCAAAGACTGGTAGCGAGCGCTGCACAGATCAGCCACAATCTCATTGCCCGGCGGTAACGCCACCTGGCTGCCCTGCTCCGGATCCAATGCGTCGCGCATCCGCCAATATGCCTCGCTGCGTAGATTGCGCATTTTTAGCCGTCCGCTACGATCGGTATAATCGCTGCCAGACCCCACGTTGACCGGCTGGATTGGCGTGTTTTCGTACATGCCCACAAGCGAATCGAAGGCCGATGACCCCACGCCGATCACATCCAAGTTGATAGAGCCGGGACACGGATACTTTTGCTGAAACAGGCCGGCCACGATGGGCCCGGTCGGTGTGGCAGATCCGGGGTAGCGCTCGGGCTCTCCAAAAAAAGTGCCCCACCGCGGCGCAAACACCGTCTTGTCTCGCCCACCTCTTGCCACATCTACCCCCACACAGTCCGGCTCGTTCGGCGGCCGCTCCATCACTTGCCACCGCTTCTGCGCCTCTCGCACCCAATCAGTCGGTATCACTTGCCACGGGTCCGCCTCTCGCACCGCCCCAAAGTCCCCATCCTTCAATCGCGTCCGCATCGGCTCGGGTAACGAGTTCAACACCGACAGATACCGGCCATCCTCGGCCAAATGCGGGTTGTCACTCAGGGACGCCGGGATGAATGTTCGGCTTCTCGGCTTGATGCTCTCCCCGCCCACCTCAACCGGCTTGTCGTCCCGCTGCCAGTGTAGAGCGCCTTCCCCATCGTAGTAGTACCAGCGCAACTCCCCAGGCTGGGCCGGGTCACTGAAGCTGTCGTCAAGCCACGGGGCAAATTCCTCGATCACCCACATTCCGTCAGCGTCGAGGGGTGGGTTCCCTGCGCAGATGACCCGGCATCTCTGGCCCGGCGTTGTGGTGCGGTTCCACCCGATAATGAACTGGTACTGTGTCCGGGTGAACTCTGTTATCTCGTCAAAGCCGTAGAAGTCATGGGGCCGCCCCTGCCAGCTTGTTTTGCCGTCTTCGTACTGGACTGCCCCAAATTCGAGAAACTTCCCGCCGTCCAGGTTCCACACCTTCTCCGACTTGTTGAACCCTTCGTCGTCACCCTTGATTTCCACAGAGCGCCGAATGATTGATTTAAGGTTCGGATAGACCCGGCGAAATATGACCGATTGTCGATGCTGGGTCAGCGCACATCCAAGCAGCAGATCCGTTTTGCCACCACCAGCCGCCCCGCCATAGTAAAGCTCATCGGCGTCGGTTTCCATAGCAAGGCGTTGCGGATTTGTCCTTCCGCCCTGGTCTGGATTAGGCTGCCAGATCGGTGGCTTGTTTCTCTGCCTAAGCTCAAGCTCTGCCTCCGCCGCCAGACGCAACGATGGCACGTAGTTCTTCATCTGTGAGGTTGCGGACATCTACACTCCCACTATGCTCCACGCTCTGCACCGTACGCCCGTAGTCGCCCGGATATCGCCGTTCGAGCTTCCACGCCGCCGCCTGCCATGTTTCCGCCGCGGCCTTGTCGATTAAGGCAAGCCACTTTACCGCCGCATCCCCCTCAGCGCTTTTTACTGCATTGAAAAAATCGAAGTACTTACCCCTGGACG